CTAGATATTTTGAATATAATTAATGTAATTATTTAATGCATTTTCTTTAAATTTATTAAAGATAGTAGTGTATGTATTAATTGTTATAGAAATATCTTTATGACCCAATAGTTTTTGTAATACAGGAGCGGGTATTCCTGCCTCAATACAACGAGTGGCATAAGTGTGTCGTAACATATGTGTGTTAGCTTCACTTGTTTTTAAATTAATTGTTTTGCCAGCTCTTTTCAAAGGTCTAGTTATAACTTTTATTCCTGCATTTTTGCATATCCTTTTAAAATTAGAATTAATAGTTGCAGGAGCTATTATATTTCCATTTAAATGGCAAAATAAAAGGTTATTTTTATTAGGTATATAATTTGCTATACTATCTTTTAAAATCGGTTCTAGGATAATCGTAATTGGAATTTTACGCTTTGATTCATAAGTTTTTGTTCTGCTTCCAATAATAACTTTTCCTTGTAAATTTTTTGTTAAAGTATTGTTAATATTAATTAGTTTATTTTCAAAGTCGATATCTTCAGGAGTTAAAGCTAAGATTTCACCAATTCTCATTCCAGTATGTAGTGCTACTAGGAATATATTTTTATAAGGTTCATCTTTAAGTTCTTCTACAAAAGCTTTTTGTTCTTCAATAGAAAGAGAAACAACTTCTTTATCATCTTTTGTAGATTTTGGCTTAATAACTTTATTTAATGGATTCTTCACTATAATATCTCTATCTATTGCTTCTTTAAAAATACTTCCAAGCATTTCAAATATTTTATCTATGTAAGAATTAGCGTAGTCTTTTTTTGAGTTGATAAAATCTTGTAATTCTGGAATAGTAACAGTTTGTATTTTTTTATTTGCTATACTACTGTTTTTTATATGTTCGAAAGTAGATAAGGCTCTGTTGTAAGTTGCTTCTGCAATAGTATTAGCATTAAATTTATTGTCTAATATTTGTTGCCCTAAATCAACAATAGTTATATCATTTTTTTCTATATATGTTTTGGATTGTACTTCTGCTAATGATTTTGTCATTTTTTCTTTAACTTCTTTTCTAGTATTACCATATACAGATTTTCTGTTTAAGGATCCATCAGGTTTTCTGCCAGCAGAAAATTGTCCAACCCATTTATTTAATATTTCACTATAATATATAGTGCCTTCGCCATTGCCACGTTTTGCCATTGTAAGCCTCCTAAATATAATTATTTTCCTTATAGTATGCGTAAGCAGTATTTACTAATTCTTCGCTTACACCTAATTCTTCAGCTACTTCATAAGAATATTTACAGCCTTCTTCTTGCAAACAAGATAGAGTAGAGGCAGGTACTAATGTAGTAAAAGCCCATTTCCTAGCTCGATATTCTTTTTTCCTTATAGTTTCTTCGTCAGAGTGTATATTATAAAGAGCATTACAATAATAATGCCCTAATTCTTCTGCTAACACTTCTTTTTCTTCACGAGAATCGTCCATTTTTGCGTAATTAAGTCCTATATAATAATTATCATCTATTTCACAAATAATCGCCTTATTTTTCATTCTGTGGTTAATTATGGATATGTTTTCTTTATCAGCGATTGAATATAATTTATTTAATTCCATATTTTTCTCCAAATTAATTGAAAAATTTTTCTCTTATATGTTATAATAAAAAAGAGGTGTTTAAATGAAAATATTACATTATATTTCAAAAATAAATACTTTTTTATTATTTATATGTTTGTTTTATTTTGTTAGTAAATTTACTTTGGGATTATTGATAAATTTGTTTTGGAAAAATAATATTATGTTTGAATGTATATATATTGTTTTATCAATAATCATAGTAAATAAATTTATAAAAGTTGGTTCGCCATATGAAAAGTTCCTAAAAGAAGATTAATTCTCATTAGGAGCTTTTAGTTTTAAAGCATTTTTTTGTATAGTATATTCATTTTTTAATCGTTGCATTTCGATTTCTTTTTTATTTTTCTCTTCTTTAAATTTTAATACTGTTCCAAAGATTCCAAGATGCTCAGATGAATATTTTCCTAGTTTTAAAAGGTCTACATCAAATTTTCCACCAAACAAAAATGAATTTAAACAAGTTAAAGCTAGTCCAGCACCAAAACAATATCCAATAAATTCTATTACTCCTGGAGAATTAACTGTGGTTTTTATATCAAGTTTAGAATTTTGATAATTTGTTTTAGCAACAACATCAAATAAGCCTAAAGAATTAGATACAACATTTAAAAAACCAGAGAAGTTATTAAATGATATATCTTCATCTGTTTCAACCCTATATGTTAAATGTATTTGATTATTCGAGATATAAATAGGGAATAGAGTTCTATTTATATAATCTTTATAATCATTAACATTACTTACTGTAGTATGTGCAAACAATAACATACGTAAATGTGGCTCAAAACTGTTTTTAGAAACTACTTTAATCCATTTTACATCTATACATTTTTTATAAGTACAGATTAGAGATTTTAAATTATCTGTAAGAATATTTTGAGTATCTCTAACGTAAAATTCCTTAGTTACTATTCCAAAAGCTATATCGCTTGAATTTTCATTTGGAATTAAAATCATATCGCCTTCTTTTATTTCAAACATAAATCGTTTAATTTGATTGTAAACATATCCAGGTCTTTTTTCTTCTTTATATGTATCTGCAATTTCCTGTTTCAATACATCTTCTTTTACATTTTTGATTTGATTTGAATCACTAAATTTATCCCAGCCTATAGCAACGTAATTGTTACTATAAAAATCATTAAAATAGCTTCCAGAAGCGGTTCTAATTAGCCAATAATTTCTGTTTTCGGGTACTTGTGTTATTCCGAATATACTACAAAAGTCGTTTAGTTCGTTTTTTGGTTCATTCATTATTTCTCCTCTTTCTTTTCATCTCCATATTTAATTTTCTTATAAAATTCCAAAGCTTCTTTTATCTCATCATCAGACAATCCTTCTGTTTCTTTATGATAAGCAAAGTTAAATTCTTGTTCTATATTTCTTATATCGGTTTTACCCAACAAGAAGTCTGTAGAAACAGAAAATAGTTCAGCAAAGTCTTTGACTAAATCCAAGGATTTTGGTTCATACATTCCAGTTTCATATCTAGACAAAGCTCCAACAGATATGTTGAGCTTTTTTGCAACATATTCTTGTGTCCAGTCTTTTTCAATTCTTAATTTTTTTATAATTTCTCCAAAGTTCATATAAATCAACCTCTCTACAGTAATTATACTTTCATTTTATGAAAGTATCAAGCAAATTTCAGAAAATGAAAAAAACTTTGAATTTTTTTTAAAAAGGTATTGACAAATTTCAGATAATGAAATATAATGCTTTCAGAAAGTGAAAGGAGGATAAAAAATGTATGAAAAACTAAAAGAAATTAGAATGCAAAAAGGTTATTCAATTGAAGAAATGGCAGACGTTATAGATAAATCTCCTTGTACTTATTTCAAAAAAGAAAATGGAGACGTAAAATTTTCAGTTAATGAAGCTATTGCAATATCAAAATTTTTACACAGGAAAGTTGAAAATATTTTTTTTACAGAAGAACTTTCAGTTAGTGAAAACAAATAAAGGAGGCGAAATAAAATGGCAACAAGAACAAGATGGTCTGACTTACCTGATATTATAACACCATTAGATTTAATGAAAGTTTTACCAATAGGAGAAGCAACAGCAAGAAATATGTTTAATAGTGAAGGGTTTCCAAGAATAAAAGGAACAGGGGTAAAACAAATAGCAGATAAAAGAGCAGTTAAATATTGGTGTATGGGGTTAGACATAAAAACAGAAACAATAGATAAAATATTAAGTTTAATAAAAGAGAGGAACTAAGATGATTTATATATTAGATGTAATAGCATGTGGATTAGTAGTAGCAGGAGAATTAATAGGAACATTATTAATAGCAATGTTAACACAATTATTCTTTTATAGAGTATTAGGGATTAATTTATATAGAAGTATTGATAGAGGACTAAATAAGTTAGACAGATATTTAAATACGATATTTTAGGAGGAAAGAATGAGAGGAAGTATTGTGTTAGTAATAGTAGGAATTATAGCAATAATATTCTGGCATAAAAAAATAAACCCAGATACCACCTGGATTTATGCAATGTATGTAATTAGTGTAATCCTAATGACAACAATTATACTAATTGGTAATTGATTTATTTAATGCAGATAGTAAATCTTCAAATTCATTTGCAAAACTAATCTCACGACCTTGGTCAATATCATAATTAATACCATCTACTGCATCACGAGCACCTTTGGGTAGGTACATATAAGCCTTGGAAGATGAAATTCTATAATTTAGTAGATTTTCTTTGCTAGGATTTGAAATATATTTGCAGAGGTTTTCGAGAAATAAAGATATAGTAACATTACGAACATTATAATCGTATTCTAATTCTTTTAATTTTAAAGCCTGCTCATTAGCTTGATTGTTTAATTCAAGTTGGAATTTATTATTAAAATAAGTTACAAATATAGGGCTAGCAATGGCAGAAGCACTTAATGCAACAGCAAGAATAGTTTCAAGTACACTCATAGATAATACACCTCACTTTCTGAGGGATATTATATAAAAAATATTAAAAAATGTAAAGAAAGGAGATGAGAGATATGATGACACAAAAGGACAGAAAGATAGCAAATCAAAGAGTGATGATTAGAAATAGGGATAAAGTAATAGAAAGACAAGCAAATAAGATAGCAGAATTAGAATCAACAATAAGATCTGTAAGAGCAATAACAAGTATGAATAATTATAGTCATCCAGAAGTATATTTACGCAAAATTAAAGAATTAGTAAGACCGCTAAATCAATACTAATTCATACAAAAGTTCATTACAAATGTAACTATAATTATATTATCAAAAAGTGGAGGAAAAATCAAGTGGAAATTGATAATTTAATGATAATGCCAGATATAGAATACAATACGAATTGGCAAGAACAAGATGATGTATGGGCAGAAAAAGAAGATAGAGCGTGGGAAGACGTGAGAGATAATAATTTTTAGGAGGAATGATAAATGATTAAGAGTTATAACGAAATGAGAAAAATAGATGTTAGCCAGTGGGTTGAACAAAGAGATGGTGCAGATTATTTGAACTGGGCAAAAGTAGTTGATTTATTGCACGAAAATGGAGCAGAGAAAGTATATTTTGAACCTGTTGCTAATGAACAAACGGGAAGTAGTTTATTTATGACAGAACAAGTATTTAAAGACAGTAAAGAAAACACAAATAGAGTATATGAAACAGCAGTAAAAATAGTAATAGATGATTTAGAATTCGTACAAAGAGGACCAGTAACTAATGGAAGCAATCCAGTAAAAGATAATTCTATGACACAACAAAGATTATGGAACTGCCAAACAAGACTATTTGTAAAAGGTGTAGCAATAAGGACAGGATTAGGGTTTGATTTATGGTTAAAAGATGAATTAAAAACAGAAAAGGACAACTGGGAAGACGACTTATCAAAACACGACATATTTAAAATAAAGGAAAGATGTCAACAAATTTATACTCAAAAATTAAAAGCTGGATTAACAATAAAAGAAATAGCAGACAAACTACATAAGACAGAAGATGAAGTCAAAGCTATATTTAGTTATTTTGATACTTTAAGCAATTTTGAAAAGGACTTATCAAGCATTGATACAAAGTCAAGATAGAAGTGGTTTTATAGGTGCAAGTGATAGCAGTTTTGTAGTAGGAAACTGGGGAACAAAAACATTTGAAAATTGGTGGCTTGAAAAGTTAGGACTTAATAAGAAAAATTTTTCAACAGAAGCAACAAAAGCTGGAAATAATTATGAACACAAAATTTTATCAGCCATAAATATCCCAGAATTAGAATTTGATAAGCAGATAATAATTGACAGATTAAGAGTAAACCTAGACGGAAACACGAAGGATTGCATCTATGAAATAAAAACACACAATATAGATAAAGAATTTAAAGTATCAAAACAATATTGGAGACAAGCACAGGTAGAAATGTACGCATACAATACAAGAAATTTATACATAGTGTCATACGCGTTACAAGAAAACGATTACAACAATTATTTTAATGAAATTGACTTGGATAGAATTAAATTTCACAAGGTTGAATATGATGAAGATTTTATCAACAACGAGTATTTACCAAAATTAAAAATATTAACGGAATGTTTAAAAAGTGGAACATTTCCAAGAAAAGAGGAGTAAATGAACAAAGTAGTTTTAATGGGAAGATTAACAAAAGACCCAGATATTAAATGTACACAAAGCAATACACAAGTTGCAAGTTTTTCATTAGCAGTAAACAGAAGATTTGCAAAACAAGAGGAAGAAAGACAAGCAGATTTTATAAATATAGTAGCTTGGAGTAAAACAGCAGAGTTTGTAAGTAAATACTTTAAGAAAGGGCAACAGGTAGGCGTAATAGGAAGAATTCAAACAAGAAATTGGGAAGATGAAAATGAGGTAAAACATTATATAACAGAAGTAGTAGCAGAAGAAGTATATTTTGCAGATAGCAAAACAGAAAATACTAATACAGAGGCGAATTATATACCAAATGATGAACCAGTAATGTCTACGGACGAGCTTCCATTTTAGGAGGTAGCTTATGAAAAGTGTTGGAACAATAGAAGACATATCAATAGACTATAAAACACAAAAACCAAAAATTTTAATAGTCCTAAACGAACGAGAATGTATTTCTAGCCTTGAAGAATTAAAAGAGGACAAGTTGTCTGTTGAGATAAAGAAATACAGGAATAAACGCAGTCTGGACGCAAATGCATATATGTGGGTGCTAATTTCCAAGCTTGAAGAAAAAGTAAATATTTCAAAAGATGTCATATATAGAGACGCAATAAAAAATATTGGAGTTTATGAAGTAATACCAGTAAAAAATGAAGCAGTAGATAGATTTATTGAAGCATGGACAAAAAATGGTTTAGGTTGGGTATGTGAAACAACAAAAAGCAAATTAGATGGATATACAAACATATTAGCATATTATGGTTCTAGTACGTATAATACAGCAGAAATGAGCAGATTAATAGATTTAATTGTGCAAGAATGTAGACAACTCAACATTGAAACAATGTCAAAATCAGAGCTAGATAGTTTAATAGAAAGTTGGGATAGAAAATGATAGTAACAGACCTAAGTAATAGTTTCCACCCTGTACCCAAAGAGAAAAGAATAGTAAATAAGAAATTATTAAAAGATAAAAAAGGTAAATGTGAAATCTGTGGAAAAGCAGGACAAACAGAAAAGCACCACAAGAAAACAAAGGGTAGTGGTGGAAGTGATACAGAAGAAAATCTAATAGAAGTATGTAGAATATGTCATACAAAGATACATACAGGAGAAATAAAGTTATAACAACAGGGTTTAGACATAATGTTTAAGCCTTTTATTTTACGAAAGGAGAAAAAAATGGCAGAACGAAGAATGTTTGCGAAAACAATAATAGATAGTGATGCATTTCTAGATATGCCATTGTCTACACAATGTTTATATTTTCACTTAAATATGAGGGCAGATGATGATGGTTTTATAAATAATCCAAAAAAAATACAAAGAATGATAGGAGCTAGTGATGATGATTTAAAAGTATTAATGAGTAAGAATTTTATAATACCATTTGCAAACGGAATAGTGGTAATAAAACATTGGAAAATACATAATTACATAAGAAACGATAGATATAAGGAGACAGTTTATCAAGAAGAAAAATCGATGTTAATCGAGAAAGAAAATAAAGCATATAGCATTGGTATACCAAATGGATACCAAATGGATACACAGGTTAGGTTAGGTAAGGATAGTATAGGTAAGGATAATATAGATAATATAACAGCTTCCGAAGTTGAAACTTCTTCAGCTGATACTGCAAAAGCCAACAGGAAACATAAATATGGGGAATACCAACATGTACTGTTGAAAGATGAAGAATTGCAGAAACTGAAGCAAGATTATTCAAATTGGGAAGAGCTTATTAGATACTTAGATGAGTACATTGAAATGAAGGGATATAAAGCAAAGTCACATTATTTGTGCATAAAAAAATGGGTTGTAGATGCAGTGAAAAAGAAAGAACCTAAAGAACAAAAAAATAATGCTTTAGATAACTGGTTGAGAAAGATGGAAGAAAAGGAGGCCAAAAAAGGTGCAATATAAAGAATTTTATCAATACGTTCAAGAATTGCAAAATTTCTACGATAAAAAGCTAAACGAAAAAGAGTTAGAAATCTGGTATGAGAGTTTAAAATTTATGACAATAGAGAGATTTAATTACATAATAGCAGAAATATATAAAACAAGCCCTTTTTTGCCACGATTATCGCAAATATTAGATATTCATAGGTCAATACCATACACAGCAATGACAGAACCAATAAAAGTAAATGGAAACTGTAGTAAGTGTGGAAATACAGGATATGTTATATACACAAAGGTAATAGATGGACATAGTTATAGATTTGGTGCAGTATGTGAATGTGGTAGACAGAAAAGGTATGACGGCAGACAAGTGGCGGATGAGAGAAATAGAAGTGATTATTACATGCCAACAGTAAGTGAAATAGGATTGGAAGTAAAGGAGGCTAAGCCAACAAAACAACAGGTATATGAGAGCATGTTGAAATTGAAGAATAGCCCAATATTACCAGAGAGCATAAGAGGTGTTATAAGGCAAGAATTTATAAAAATGAGATAGGAGTTGATAACAAATGAATAGGAACATTAAGAGAGTAGTATATGAAATATTAAGTAAAGATAAATTAGCAAGAGAAGACACAATGTATTTAATACAACAAACAATAATAAAAATGCTAGATGTTAATCAAGGTACAGCTTTTGGAATAGTAATACAAGGTATGAAATATAAAGGAATTAGCTTTGAAGCAATAACAAGAGCAAAGAGAAAGTTTTTAGAAGAACATCCAGAGCTGTTAGATGAGGAGACGGAACAAATAAGAAGGCAAGAAGAGCAGGAATATGAGTACGAGTATAGCAGACATATACCGAGAATTATTTAGGAGGAAAATATAGGATGAAAGAAATGGAATATAGTGCAGAAAGAAAAATAGAGGTATTAGATACAGGTTATTGCTTAGGATTTTTATATTACATATTAAACCTAGGTACACACCCAACTGCATATATAAAAATACCAGAAAATCATAAGTATTATAAAAAAGAATATGACGAAATTGAATTAAACGTTCATTGGGGAGCTACATATTCAAGAGATTATTTATATATAAATCAAAATCAAAAAATTGAAGGATGGTTTATTGGATGGGATTATTCACATTGTGATGATTATGCAGGGTATGAATTAAAACTACCAAAACAATTAAGAACTAATGGAAAAAAATGGACAACAGAAGAAATATTTAGGGAAGTAAAAGATGCTTGTTATCAATTAACCAATATTGAGGACTAGCCTATGAAATATACAGAAATAAAAGGACTATGTAAAACCTGTATAGGATGTAACTTAGAAGAAACACCATATTATACAGGCAAAACAGAATGTAACAACTATGTAAAAGCAAATGATACAGGAATAGACTTATGTTGGAAAGTCTTGAAAGGAGAGCAATTAGAAATATGAATAAGGTAATAAGCAGAGAATATGTAGAAAAGAATTATATACATAAAGATGTTATAAGAGAGATATTAAACAAATATGGAAAGAAACCAATGGTAGAAAAAAATGTAGTTAGATTTTATAGAGAATTAGAAAAAAAGTGGAGGAAAAATAAATGAGAGAGGAAAGAATAAGGTTTTGGCTTAATGGATGTGATATAGCATTTGTAGCAAGTGCACCAAAAGATATTACTATAGAACAATTATTGAAACAATGCGACAGAATAAAACCAGATTGGTGTGCTTGCGGAATAAAAAGTTTAGAAGAAGATGAAAAACGATTAGAGACAGAGATAATATTTGATTATAATGACGTAATGAAAGCTATAAAAGATATATCTTGTACAATAAAATAATTAAGGAGGAAACAGAAGATGTCAATAAATAGTAAAGCAAAAGGAAAAAAGGGAGAATTATATGTAGTTAATAGACTCAAAGAACACGGATATAAGTGTAACAGAACAGCACAGTTTAAAGGAAATACAGGAAGAGCAGATGACATAGAAGGAATAGACTACATACATGCAGAGGTAAAGTTTGTAGAGAGATTAAATTTAAGTGAAGCAATGAACCAAGCAATAAGGGATAATTTAGCAAGTACAAGAATAGCATTTCCTACAGTATTTCATAAAAAAAATTATGAAGAATTAATGGTTACAATGCGATTTTGCGATTGGATCAAGTTATACAATGAATATTATTCAAGTATGAAATTAAAAGAAAGGGGTAACGAATGAAAGAATTAAGCGTAGAAGACCAAATATATTTATGCAAATATCATGATGTAGACGAAAGTCTGGGAACAACAATAGGAGTAAGTGGGCAACAAGCAAAAGAAATTATAAATAAACTAAAACAAAATGGATTATATGAGCAATATAGAAAACTTAGTGAAGAAGAATATGAACAAATAATTAAAATCGAAAACAAGAAAGACAAGTATACGAAAATACTAGATAAATATAAGTTTGACAAAAATAAAAAAGGGTATGACAACTTAAAACAAGTATTAAAAGAATGTTCTTTTTACATAGATGCTAAGGAATTAAGTTTAGAAAAAGTATTTAGAGAATTAGCAGATAAACAAGGAATAAAAAGCTATATTATAAACAATGATTGTAAAAGAATGTTAGATAATACATATTTAGAAAATCAAAAATTATTTGAAGAAAAAGGATATTATAAAAAACCTACAGTGCGAGAATTTGTAATACAAGAATTAGGGATTGAAAAACTAGAAAATGTTTATGAAAGCACAGAGAAACCAACAGGAAATAAGGAAAATGTAATATGTGATATTACACCAAATGAGACAGGGGATATAGAGAACACTTATGTAAAAGTATCAGTAAAAACAATGATGGAGTCTGCTTATTACAAAGGATATCTAGATAGGATGTTAGCGGAACAAAATAAAAATTAGGAGGAATTTAAAGTGTTTGAATTTTTTGAAGGATTAATAGAAAAATTAGGGATTAAATTAGTAAGTGATTTTAGTAATAAACTAATGGAATTTATAAAGGATATTAAAGATAAAAGTAAAGGAGATAATAACGATAACGGTGGATACAGTGCAAAAATAGGTTCAAGTGGAGACAGTGCACAAATAGGTTCAAGTGGATACAGTGCAAAAATAGGTTCAAGTGGATACAGTGCAAAAATAGGTTCAAGTGGAGACAGT